GCCTCATGCGCCCACACTTGCTGCCGGTTTGTGCCTTTACAAGAACTTACGATGTGTATCTCGTATTTGTCTGGAAGCCACATTCCAACACAATTTTTGCCGTGACGCCACTTGGAGGGCGGAATTACTTTGACATTGATGGTGTGACCGGCTAGTTGGAAGCGCTCTGGAATGCCGTCTTGTCGCATAGCGCCCGCTCCGTTAGATGAGGCTAACTCAAAAACAATACCCGCTCGTCGTTACGACGCTTGACGAGGCCGGGTAACACCTTACCACCGGCTTTTGTCCACTTTTTGAATTCTTCGGCTGCCCCTTCAAAGTCGCCTCGATTGACTTTCATCCGCAAGCCAGAGCGCTGAAGGTTGCCTAGCCCCACGTTAAAGGCAAAAGATACGAGAGCATCAAAGACTCCCTGACGGCCAACAGCAGCAGGGCAAAGTCGAACCACACCACGCTCAAACCGGCCAAGGTCTTGAGCAAGTATCCGGTCCACCTCGTCCATTGAGAGAGTCCGATCCCAGCCTGCGGGTATCGGTAGACTCTTGCGTTCCTCATACTTCACCGCAGCGTGAGCCGGGTCTATAACGTGGCCGACCCCGACCGTCCATAGCAGGGCCGGACACCGATAAGGGCGCGTCCTTACGCCCTCATGATGCTTGATCATTTGTATTGCAGCAGGACTGACCTTCACTTCTTGCCGAAAGCCTGCGTGCCAAACCAGAAAGCAATGATGCTGCTCAAAATCAGCATTTCGTCGTCAGAAAACACTTCAGCCATTGCAGCAGCAAACGGCACGCCTGTGTTGTAGGCGTACCAAACACCTGCAATGTTGATAGCGACCAGTTCCAGCACAAAGATGTAGGTCACGACCGGACGCACCGACGCACGCAGGTTAATCATCCACTGCGAGGCACCCTTGCCGATTTCCATATCGTGCTGGTACAGGGCTTGGCGTTCCTCGCCTGCCGTCTGCGTCTGGATTTGCTCTAACTTAATTTCCTCAACCCGTGCTTGGGCAATAAACCCCCGCTCTGCAAGGGCTAGTTCACGCTCCCTTTGGGCGGCAACAAGGGCAAGTTCATGTTTCTTATCCTGCCGGTCTTGAAAAATCTCAAGAATCTTAGGAAGGCCGCCTGCAAGAAACGACAAGAACGTGCTAATCATCGTCATCATTTGTTGCGTTCCTCAAGCAATTTGACCCGCAGTTGCAGGTCGTAAATCTTATCTAGCAGTTCTTCTTTCTGCTTTTGGCGATTAGCGGCGCTAATAGGGCTGTCCGTTGGCACACCCTCTGGGGTAATCAGGGCGGGCATCTTGCCTTCTATGGCGATCAGACGATTGTTAAACGATGTGATCTCCGACAGCAGCCAGCCTACAGCAGCCAGCAACACCGGAAACAACATATCGACAATCTTCTGCATGTTCATTTAAAACCCTTGCGGTTTAATTGGTAAATAGTGCGGTTAATAGTATTGTTAATAGCACGCTTAAGATTGCGCTTAACTTCAGACTGGCACGAATTTGCAGCACGTTCAGCACGCGTTTAACCCACCGGCTCTGCGCCCATGTAGCCCACATCACTTGTCGGCCTTGGTGCTACTCAGTTGGTTAATCAGATTGAAGATGTCATCCAGCGTCTTGCGGATGTACTCAATGTCGTCTTTGTAGTCTTCCCGGCGCACGTACATGTGCGGCAGGTTGCGGATGTCTTTATCCAGTCGCTCGATGGTGCGGGTTAAGTTGTTGACGACCCAGCCGCCCAAGAACGCAGCGACACCCAAAATAATATTAAAAAGAACCTGAGCGTCATCCACGTCACTTCTCCGAACTTAACTTAAGTGCGCCTTGCAGCATGTAATCGCCTAAAACCCAAGTTGGTTGATGCGCTCTTGCTCCGCAAGGAAGTCCATTTCTTCTGGCGATTCGCCGCCAAGAAGGGCTGGCCCTGCTTGCAAGAATGTTTCAGGACGAAACGGCTGGGTCGGCACGCCGGAAGCAGCAAATGAGCGAAGTTGCTCCGCTCTGGCTAATGCAAGACGGTTAGCGGCTGCACGCGACGCATAACCCGTTCCGGCAAGAAGACCGGCACCGAGCAATCCGGCGCCCTTAAACGCGCCGGTATACCCAAGGCCGGGAGTAATTGACCGGAAACTGCCGCCACGAATTTCGCTAAGTCGAGGAGGCGCGGCCAACACCCCAATACCTTCAAGCATGGAAATGTCAAAACGGCCTTTCCCGATTTTACGGATTAAGTCTTTTTCGGCTTCCGTAAATTGCCGCATAGCGCGGTCATTGTCGGCCAGTTTGCCGAACTTCTCTTTAATCTTGACGGCAGGTTCGCCTTTGCCGGTAGTGGCCTCACGAATCGTTCGCTCGATTAGTTTGCTGCGACTCATTCGAGTGTACAAATCACGAGCCTTAACTAACTCTCGTTGAACGGCCTCGGGCGCAACATCTTTGATGAAGTCATCAATATCTCTTACCAAGGCAGAGCCGATACGCGACTCATCCTTGCTAGTGCTTCCTGCTGCTCTGCCCGCCACTCGGCGCAGTACGTCCAACTGATTGATCGTAATGGGCTGGCCCGTCTTGGCCTGCTCAACAAACGCATTAACCGCAACTTGCGCCTTGGGGTGCAAAACCGAGTTAAACCCAGATTTATTCAGAGTGTCTTCGATCTTGTAAGACAACTGAGCAATACGCTCAGGCCCCACATCGGCCTTTGCGGACTCAACGTTCGCATAAGCCCGCTCAGACGCTTTCTTCAGTTCTTTGGTTGTCGGGGCTTTTGCCGCCATAAACGGCCTGATCATGCCGCCAACAACAGGGGTGGCGGCGCCAATGACAGCGCCCTCTTCAATCGCTTCTGGATCGGCAACGGCAGCACTAACGGCGCCAGCGGTACCGCCGCCCGCAATTCTCGTAAGAAGCGGAATATCTCGCCCTAAGCCACCAGACTGAACGGCTCGGCCATACTGGTTCACAATGCGAGTCGCTTCTGGGGCCATCGCACGGATGCCGGGAATGGCAGTACCAGCGCGAATAGCACTGCCAAGCAGAGGGCCAGCGGCCATGCTGGCGGTAAACTGAGCGCCAGCACGCACGGCTTCCGCACGCTCTTCTGGCGTCATGCCAGTTTGGGCAACTTGCTCACGAAAGCCGGTTGCGCGATCTATTGCCAAAGACGGGCCTTCCTCTCTGCGAGGAGCAGGCTTGTTTCGCTTGCCGCCACGAGTGCGCGGACCTTTAGGGATTGCTTCTACATCAGACCCAGATGCGAGGAACGCATCCACGTCAAACTCGTCGTTGCTCGTTGCGGTATCCGCTAAGAACGCATCAACGTCAAAGTCATCCATTATCAGACTCCGAGTTTTTTGCGAACTTCAGCCGCACGCGGATGCTTCGGATTCTTTTTCAGCCAATCCATAGCCTTTTGACGCTCTGAGGCAGAAATGCCCGCAGCGGGTCTTTCAGCAGCAGGAGCCATGCGCTTGCCGGGTTTGTTGTCCTGAACAAACTGACGGATGCTTTTAAGAATTTCCTTGTTTGAATCGTAATCGTTGTTTGGGTTGGTTACTGCGTCCAACCACTGTTGGAGTTCGACGTTACTGTTGAGTTCTTGCGCGGACATGCCGGTAGCGGCCTTAATGCCTTGCAACAAACGCAAACGAGCACTTTGCGCTTGATTACGTAGCGATTGCGCTTCGGTTCCAGCGGCGCGGCCAAGCATTTGACCAAGATCGCTGGTCTGGAAAGTAGAAATCTTAAGATTTTCTTTTGCGCTTCGTTTTGTGCTAGTAATTGCACCAATACGATTTAATTCATCATAAATTGAATCTAATTCATCAATAACGGAAATGAAGGCATCGCCGCTTTTCTCGCCTTTTTCAACCGGGGCTTTACCCTTCGGGCCAATGACGCCGGGAGAACCGATGCCACCGCCGCGCCAACGCTTGACATCGACCAGCAAGATTTGGCTAGGGTCATTCGGGTCTTCAACTTCTTTAATTTCAGGGTTGTATTCAGAAGCCTTTTCTCTCGAAACGCCTTTCGTTAGGCGCGGGCCTGCTTCTTCCCCTGTCATCGGATTAACAAATGCAACGGTATCATTAAGGTCAACTTGCTCCAATTCCTTGGTCAGCAAGTCGGCAGTCATCAGACTATTGGATTTGTTCTCAGGGCTGTATTCAACCGGAATAATCGGGTCAAAATCGGGAAACTCTGTTACCAACTGTGAACGCCAAGAGTCCCAGCCGGGCTGGTCAGTTACCCTAGCCAAAGTGTCACGCGACGTTGCCAGAATGGCGTCAATCCCGCTTTGGCGCTCTTGTACGCCCTTGCCGATTGACTGCATACCTTTGCCGCGCTGCTCTTCAAGTTCGTACAGTTCTTTCTGAGCGCCGGGTACGGCATACGCAAAACCAGCGCGAGCCAGTTGATTGCCGTACATAAGCGGGTCAATCATGCCTTCCTTCATGGCGGCAGTCGCAGCCTGACGCCGGGCCTCATTCAATCGAGCCATCTCAGCAGCCTGCGCTTCAGCAGCAGCACGCTGGCGGCCCAACTGCATAGCCTCATACGCATCAATATATGCGCGCCCAGATGCAAGTTCGTTAGCCATGATTATTGGCCTCCGTATGGCGGTTCGTAATAACCATATTGCGGGCTACGCCACGGAATAGCAGAAGATCGAACAGGGCTGTAAGTTGTTTTTCTGCTTTGTATATCCACCGGCTGTAACTGATTGGTTCGATATTGCGTAAAACCACTTAAGGCGTCGCCCAAAGCGGTTTGATAAATATTGCCAACCTGTCCCGCCCGATTGGCTTGAGCGGCTCCAATATCGCCATACGCTTGAGCAGCGCCGCCCGCGTATGCACGGCCACCAACACCCGCCATTTGCGCGGCATTTTGCCCAAATTGACCAAGGTTCATCAGCGCGTTAGTTACCGTAGAGCGTTGGTCCATCAGGCGGTTATACGCATTCATAAACTCTTGCGAGGCAAGGTTTTGCCCAAACTCCGTGCCCGCCTTGATGGCTCCGCCACTTAAGTATCGGCCACGAGCGGATTGCATACGAGCAAGGGCTTTCTCGCCCTCAGACAATCGGAATCCATAACCGGGGTCAATCAGCACGTCTTCCATCGTTGGCGTCTTGGTATACATGCCGCCGGGGCCGTACAACGCCGTCAACTGGTTCATGCTCATCTCGCCAGCGCCAAGATACGGCTTCTGGCGGGCAACATCTTCCTCGTACATCTGCTTGCGAAGCGCGATGTCTCGATCAGCCTGCTTTCGGACAGCCTGCTCTTGCTTATCGGCTGCACGCTTTTGAAGCACTCCCCCTACAACAGTGCCGATAATCTGAACCGGATTAGCCATTTGGGAATTCCTCGCGATACTTCGCAAAACTTTCGCCGTATAGTGCCATTACCGCACCTGCTTTTTCCATAGCAGACTCTCGGCCCTGACACAACAGCACCACTAAAAGAACCAAGTCAT